TGGTTATTATGTTGGCAGAAAGTGTTAAAGCATACAGGAAAGTTAAGCGTATGTTCCCTAACAACCCGACTACATTCGATGTAGAGGTGCATAGAGAGTTTGGCGGGGAGCATTGGGCACAGGCAAGATATCTTGTACATGGGTTTGGAGATTCGTGTTGGACCAATGATATGGAGAAGGTGATAGAATTTATACGGGAGTCGCTTATCATCCTGAAGTATGAGGATATGTCATGAACAACAAGACCGCCACCCAACTCGCCCTCTGGACGGCCCTCCTACTGGCGCTCGCCGGCAGCATCCGCCACGTGGCGTGGGCCTTCGCCACTCTGGAGGCCGGCAATATGACCTGGGGATACGTCCAGGCCGCCGCCGTGGACATCGGACTGACCGCCCTGGCCTACGCCATCCAGCAACGACGCCGCGAACGACGTGGCACGCGCACGTTGTGGCTCGGGGTGCTGGTGTTCAGCGGGATCAGCGCATACGCCAACCTGTTGCACGGGATGTTTTTCGCCAGCGACATCGGGCTGGACGGCTGGACGCTTGCCCGTCCGTTCCTCTTGTCCGCTGTCTTGCCGCTGCTCGTCCTGTACCTGTCCGAAATCATATCGTCGGACGTGCAGCACGCCTACCTGCGCCAGGAACGCGGCAGGCAGGCCGCTGCCCGTGCCGCCCGCAGGCAGCAGGCAGCCGCACGCAAGCAGGCAGCCCATCTGAGCAAGGCCGCTGAGCCGTCCAAGTCGGACACCAAGACTGCCACGCTCTCCAAGTCGGATGCGAAGGCCGTCCTGTTGGACACGCTTCGGACGCAGCCGGACGCGAAGTCGGACGCGTTGGCCGCTGCCATCGGACGCAGCCGATCGACGATGTATAACTACCTGGACGAGCTTGTCCAGGCCGGACAGGTTAGCCGGAATGGAGGAGGCATCGTTGTCCGATGAAGGATGAAGAACTATAAGGAATTCTGGATTATATTGTAGCAAGAAACCAGAAAGGAAATGGCATGGCTGGTATAATTACGAAAACGGGAAGTGCATACGAATCGCTGTTTAATATTATGAAAGCAGGGGAACCTGTTGGGCTGCATTTGGAATTCTCTAACGGGCTGGTGTTTAACACAAGAGCTTATCCCTGCAGAATGAGTCTCATATCAGGGAGTTCTGCCGCCGGAGATGTTTTGTATGAAATGTCATTTCGCACAAAAGATCTGATCGTAGTAACCCGCATTAATAAAGCTGTAGCAGCAGTAACGATCTGCGGTCAAGATGATGGAAAGATTTTCCTATCTCCATCGTCAGTGGATGTCTCTTGTGAATTCTCAACTGAACCACAAGAGGTCCTCGACTACAGGAATACAATAACATTCTCGATATTGCTGGCTGCTTGATTGGCATAGAGAAAGGGAGTAAATCATGACAGAAGAACATAAAAAAGGAGAATTGCATGGATTATAACTTTTGGGGGAATTGGCATTTCTGGGCCTGGACATTTGCGGCGTTATGGTTCGGCGGGTTCATTGGCTTTTGCACGTTTGCGCTGATCGCTGCGGGCGGACACCTTGACCCGCCGCCCCCTGAGCTTATCGCGTGTCCGGCTTGTGGCTACGAGCAAGACGAAGTGCTGTATTGCCAGCTATGCGGGCATTTGTATAGTCCGTGTGGGTGGGAGTGAGTCGCAGGATAATGCCTGACAGAGTTCTCCCCGGCCTCTTCCGCGAAACCGCGGCCAGCAGCGACCATCCCCGTCCGGACTTGTGGGTATGGACGCTCCTACCGGCCTTCGGGTGCGTTGGCAGCGTCCTTGTGCTGGCGTTCTCGGTTGCGGGTGACGTGCTCTTCGGTGTCTACGTTGGCCTGTGGGTGTGGGCCGTCGCGCTGGCATTGCCGTTGGGTCTGTATCTGTCGGACGTGCTGAGCTATCACCTGGCCCGTCGCCGCGGCCGTCGTGCCGGTTGGCGCTTGCGTGCATTGGCCGCGGACGAAGCGGGCGAATGGCTCATCGGCCAGCGGCAAGCCCTCGCAAGCGGCACTGCCTACGTGGCGCCGGCGGACGCGGGCGAACAGCGATACGCACGATTGAACGCGAATGGCCAGACGCGGGGACTGTTGCCGATGAACGCGGAGGCTCGCGCAAAGTGGCTCGTGTCCCCAGGGGGCAAGCGCGCGGAGACGGAAGCGGTGTACGCCTTCCTGAAACGCGCCTACCGCGTGCGCAACGTGGGCCGGCGGGCACACGTGCCGGATGCCATGACCCGCGCGGAGTACGACGCGGTTACGGGGTTCCTCATAGACTGCGGATTGATTGAGGATAGCGGCCCTGCGGGGCGCAGGCTCGTCTACCCCACCCTGGCGGAAGCGGAGGGGTGTTTGTGGGCAGACTAGCCTGCCCGGCCCGGCCTGCCCGGTGTGCCCGGGTGGGCGGGGGGATTGACGGGGCGAGGCTTGGCGAGGCGCAGCATGGCCTGGCTTGGCTGGGCCAGGCGAGGCAAGGCAGGGGAACGCGCAATTATCATTGACGCGGCTTGGCGAGGCTTGGCGAGGCGCGGCAAGGCTTGGCACGGCGAGGCGAGGCAAGGGAACACGTCCTTATCACTGACATGGCGAGGACGGGCCGGGTGTGGCACGGCACGGCCTGGCGAGGCGGGGCGGGGCAGGGCGAGGAATACCACACGGAAAGGAGGTGGTCACACGGGTAAAACCAGGACAACAGGGGGCGACTGAAGTCAAAGCAAATTCAACCCAAGAAAGGGGTGTAACATGGCAGAGATTTTGAGCATACCGGAACCGGACATCAGGGTTGTGGCATTTCGGATTGCGGGGACAGCACCGCTGATTACGCACAAGTGGAGCGATAAGAACAAGACTGACATCATCGAAAAGCAACAGAAAGCACCGAGTAAGGGCCGGCCCGTTCGTGACCCGCAGGCGGAGTATGAGGCGTCGATTTACTATTGCAGTGATGGGGGGTACGGTGTCCTTGCGATTGCATTTAGGCAGGCGATGGTGCGGGCAGCGAAACAGACTGGCATGGCAATGACCGACGCGCGGACGGCGTTTCACGTGCTGGCTGACAGCCAGGATTTGGTGCGCATCGACGGGGAGCCGTCCATGCGCCAGGATATGGTGCGCATCGGAAGAGGTGTCGCCGACATTCGTTTCCGTGCGCAGTTCGTGGAGTGGGGCGCAACCGTCAACATCCGCTACAACGCCACGACCATATCGGCTGCGCAGCTTGCCAACCTGCTCATGATAGCTGGGTTTTCGGTTGGCGTTGGGGATTGGAGGCCGGAGCGTTCCGGCCAGTTCGGTACGTTCTGTATTATCAAGGAGGATAGCGAATGAGCGGGATGTTTGTTTACACGTGGCGCAATGGACGGGCGTATTCGACCCCTGCCGAAGTTGTCGCGGGGGAGTTGGAGCGCATCGCAGAGGATCATAATGGCGCGTTGAGGCCGGAAGACGTTGTAGTTGAATCGCAACCGCAGGATGCCCCTCTGCATGATGAGTTCGAGTGGGATGACGCTGCGGCCGGCAAGCAATGGCGCCGTGAACAGGCCGCTGACATGATTCGTGCGCTCAAAATTGCGTATGTGGTCGTGGGTGACGGGGGCGAGAAAGAGGAGCGTGAAGTGCGTGCCTATTCATCGGTGCGCATGGAAGGCGAACCGAAGCCGGCCTACGTGTCGATCGAGGCGGTCGTCAACAACGAGGACTATCGTGCGCAGGCCGTCGAGGAATGCCGCCGGTTCCTGCAACAAGCCAGGCGGAAGCTGCAAGAACTGAACGCAGCCGAAACCAACCTTGCCGCTGACCGCATCACGCAGGCCTTGCTTGCACTCGAGGAGCCTGCGAGGACTGTAGCGAGGGTTGACGTGGATTGACAGGGCGTGGCGGGGATTGGCTCGGCCGGGCATGGCCGGGCTAGGCGAGGCACGGCAAGGCAGGGGAAGTACGCAATCATCACTGACGGGGCTTGGTGGGGCTGGGCTGGGCACGGCTTGGCAAGGCCTGGCTGGGCGAGGCAAGGGCAACACACAGAGAGGATCACGTATGAGCCAACTTGAGCAAGAGCTACTGTTTCAAATCCGTGCGCTGGGCTTACCGGAGCCGACACGCGAGTTGCAGATTATCGCCCAACGCCGGTTCCGCTGGGGCTTCGCATGGCCGGAGCGGAGGCTGGCCGTCGAGGTGCAGGGGGATATTTGGAGGCGCACTAACGCTGGGCGTAGCGCGGGCCATGCCAACCCGTCGCGTATAGCGAAGGACTACGAGAAGCACAATCTGGTGACGCTGCTCGGCTGGCGCGTGCTGTACTTCACGCCGGGGATGATACGCAGCGGCAAGGCGGTTGACGTGTTGCAAGTTGCAATTGAGCGATTTAGAGGGAGGGCGACATGAAAGAACTGGCACTGGCGCTATTCGCTGCGCTGTTTGCGGCGGCGTGCATGTGGTGGTATGATCATTATCTGGACTACTTTTAGAGCGTTGCTGCGTCGTGCGTGACCCGCGTTCTGCTCACGCAGACACGCCGGGCGACTTCCCTCTTCGCCCTTGACGGCGATGTGGCAGCACTCCTTTCCTTAGGCGTGTGCGGTATTTGGGTGCAGGGGCAAGCTGCGATGGTCGGGATGGGGTCCGTCGCAAACTACGAAGGAGGTTAAAATGTGTGAACCGTCGGAATCATTCAGTGTTGGGGGCGCGCGAGAGACTTGCGGGCCGGCGTACAAGCAGGCAGAGCCGGACAGTTTGGAGTATGACTTGGAGGCGTTCCGCGAAGCAGCGCGATTATTGCGTACCAACCCGCGTGGGTACTGGTTCGATGACTCTATAACGCGCTACCACGCCTACGCCGCCCGCTTGGAGTTCATGGCCCGCGAACTTGTCGGGTTGCGCGCCGAGAACGCGGGGCTACGTTACATACTGCACAGCGCGTACCATGCTACGACCCTGAACGAGATGGATGTGATTGTGGATCAGGCAGCAAGGCGGTATGGGTACGATGTGGTGGACGACGATGCTGAATAGAGCGACTGAGGTGCAAAGACGCGGCGATGACCTCGACGAATGGTTTAGCGCGTTGTCGGATGGCGAGCGGGAGCAACTTGGCAAGGAACTAAAAGAGGTTTTCGAGGTTGTATTTGACAGTATATCTGAATTTCATGAAGCCATGAGGGACGCCATCGCAGACGCAATCAGCGCCCTCCAACTGTTTCTCGCAGAGAATGCGTGCGAAAGAACAGAGAGGACGCGTGAAGATGGGACAGATTGAGATAATCAAATTGCTCATGTTGCCGCTTGTTGTCATCCTGGCAATACTTGGCTTGTGGGCCGGCTCTCTGGAGAAACGGATTGAGGTATTGGAGAGAGGGGACGACGATGCCGAGTGAGTCCCGCCACGACAAAACCTGCGGCTTCTGTGGTGTTGCGTTCCATGCAAAGCACGTCCTTACCAAGTATTGCTCCCCCTCCTGCAAGCGGCGCGCCAAAGCGAAGCGGGTACGGGAGCGGAAGTCCGGGCAAGCCCAACCATGTCATCTGCGACACGGTTGTGAGACGTGCGACACGCTGGCCGACTGCCGGCGGTATATCGCTGCCGGCCTGCCCGGGAACTGCGAGCAAGTCTGGCCGGTGGATGTGCGCTACGCTGCGGAGCGCGGCGTGCTGGGTGCGCTGTTGGAACTGCGGCCCGAAGCGCGAGGGGTAGTAGGATGAAAGGCGTATGCCGTTTTTGCGGGCTTGAGGGGCGCGGAATGCCCTTCTACAAATGGGTCAAACCAACCTTCACGGATTGGGATAAGCTGCAACCCGGAAGCGTGGCCTGCGATGAGTGCCTGTTTTGGTTCAATGAGCGGTCAGAAGAGCTGGCCCAACGCGTTGGCAAGGAGAAACCACAACGAATGCGCAACTACTCCCATTTCATCAAGGACGGGGAATGGACACCTTTATCGAAGGGGGACAAGGCACGCATGGCCAAAATGCTATTATCCACACCATTCCCTGAACTTGCGGCTATCGCCGTAAGCGGCCAGAAGCACATCGTTTTCCGCGCACCCCGCAACGCTCCGGGGCAAGCGTCCGGATGGGTACAAGTAGAGGAGCATTCTGTTTTTGTGGAGCCGGAGAAGTTGTGCGCGTTGCTTGATGCGATCGAGGAACTTTACAAAGTGTTCTCGAAAGGAGAGATAGAAAGGGGGGATTATGCAGCGTATCGCATACTGAAACTTGGTATAGAGCGTTGGCAAGAATTGGAGTCGCAATTGCGCACAGAACGAGGCGGACAGTTGTTTGGTCTGGCCTTGTTCTTGGCGCAGAAGAGAGGGGAGCATGGAAACGACAAAGGAAACAGTGAGCGAGCTGCTCACACTGATATGGCGGGGGGTACCGGCGGATTACAAGAGCAAGTACCGGACGACCATCTGGAATCAGTTCGAGAACGAGATACGCAGCGCGGCCTACACCAACAATCTGGGCAAGTTCGTCAACTCGATCTGTTTGAAATTGCAGGCGACGATAGGACGTAAGGCCGAGGAACGGGAACGCGCGGAGGCTTTGCTCAATCAGCTTGACGACCGGAGAGCGCTAAAACTCTTGCGTGACGAAACCACGTTGCTTGTGCTTATGGTTCGGGTGGCGAACCAGGAACGGCAAGCGGAATGGGAACGGCGCGTGAAGGAAGCGGATGCATTAGGACTATTCGAGGGAGGAGAGTAAGATGCACACGTACATTTTTGAAGGGGTCGTGACGGCCCTATCTAGTATCTCGCACATCGGGGAAACGCATGGCGTCAACGCCCGCCTGAAGCGGGAGAAGTTTGTGCAGCCGGATGGGTCAGTTGAGGAAGTCCCCACCATCTCCGGCAACTCGCTGCGAGGCATTTTGCGCGATCGAGGCATGTTGCACATGCTGCGAGCGCTGGGATACGGCGTAAACGAGGAAACCGGAGAAGTGCAGGGCCTGTCATTGGCCGCATTCTATTTTCTGTTTTCCGGCGGCGCATTGACAAGCACGGCGGGGCATGGACTGGACGTGGACAAGGCGCGCAAGTGGCGGGAGCTTATCCCGTTGGTGGCTTTGTTCGGGGGTGCAATGGGGAACCAGATCATGCCGGGCAAAGCAAAGATCGGCAAAGTCATCCCCATCTGCCAGGAGACGGCGCACCTTCTGCCGGATCGGTTTGTCAATATCCAATTGGAGAGTGTCTGGAACCTGTGTCAAGAGGAGGCCTACACGCGCCGCGATGATGAAAAGAACGAGAACCTACGAAAACTTATCGCCCCCAAGGTGCGAGCGCTGCTAGAGGCAAAGGCCAAAGACCAGCGCAAGAAAGCCGGCACAAAAGACGATATTGCGGGCAAGACCGGCCAGAAACAGCAAATGCGCTACTACGTGGAGACGATAGCGGCGGGGGCGCAATTGTACTGGGAGATTGTGCTCGATGATGTGGCAGAGTTGGAATTTGAGGCATTCTGTGCTACACTGGCGGAGTTCGCACGGTTCCCATATATCGGGGGTAAAAGTGGGGTTGGCCACGGCAAAGTGGACATCAAGTTTGACAAGTGGATCGAGATCAACCCACGTATTGCCCCGACCGGCCGTGAATTGAATTTCTCGCTGGGCACGAAGTACCAGTCGCACTTGAAGGAGCATGGCGACGAGATTCGGGAGCTGATCGATGGCCTATCGTGACCGGTACAATCTGGAGTCGTTACGTATCACGGCATTCTTGCGAACACCGGTAGTGTCGGACAAATGGCTCCCGTTAGACGGGATTCTGCTCTACCAGGCACACCGCGACAAATGCGGGCCGCAAGATTTTACTGTTCCTGGTGCATATAGTAGCCCAGCGCAAGTATCCACTTTGCCGCTGGACATTGCCCATCCTGGCCGGCGAATTTGGTATTATCGATGCTCGTGGGCACAATGGCCCGAGCATGTCGTGGAGGGTACGGACTATTGGAACAAGCGATTTGACTCTCACTTGGCGAGTCTCGTAGATTTCCGTGGTCGGCGCGGCAAGGTGATTATAGAACGAGGCAAGTATAAAGCCTATCGCATGAAGATATTTTACCGCTCAGCATTATGGGTACGCTGGTATGCAGTCGGCGACAAGGAAGAGATTGGCTATCTTCTGTCGACCGTAACGCACATTGGTAAGAAGAGCGTGCAGGGTTGGGGGCGTGTCTACCGATGGGAAGTGCGCAAGTGGAAATACGACTGGAGCGTTTGGAAAGATGATCAGCTGATGCGAGGCATACCGATGGAGGCATTGGTGAAGGAGCGTGTTGGTAAACAAGTTCCTGTTGACTTGAAGCTTGGCAATTATGGGGTACGGCCCTCATACTGGAAAAAGAGCAACCAGATGGACTTAGTGATGCCAGCATGAAGCGTGAAATCGCGTTGTTACATGCGCGAATGAGAACGCATCATTCACGTGTTGCCTCTGCCAAACGTATCATTGTGGAAGCACTGGATGTGTGCCCAACCTGGTATGTCGGGTTTTCGGGCGGCAAGGATAGTACTGTGGTAGCTGATTTGGTGCTGGGTTTATCACCTAGTGCCAACTTGCTCTATGGCGATGAGGAGTGGTTGTTGCCGGAAAGTTCCGCGTATTTTGAGCGAGTGTCCCAGAAATATGGTGCGCAGTTTCATCACATCAAGGCCGCTGACGAACACACCCCGTGGTTCCGGACTTGGCAGGATGACCCTGATGCCATTCATAGCGACAATGCCTCCGCTGTCTATGCGAGGAGTAAGGGTTGGGGGGGCGCGTTTCTTGGCCTCCGCTCTGAGGAGAGCGCAGGCCGCAAGATGTATTTGCGCCGGTTCGGAGCGTTGCATTACGCTAAGAGCAACGAGCAGTGGCAATGCAACCCCATCTACAACTGGACATGGCGGGATGTGTGGGCGTACATTTACACCAATGACTTGGATTACAATCGCGCTTATGATCGGATGGATAAGATTGGTGTGGAGCCGAAATATCAGCGCATCGGCCCATTGGCTGTGGAGCGGGTACTGGGGCGTGGGCAATTGGCGATCCTGAAGCGGGGCTGGCCGGGCTTATTCAATCGGTTTGCGGCCAAGTTCCCCGAAGCGCGAGCCTACGTCTAATGTGGCTCGCGCTAACTCTCGTCGTCACGGCCTACGCCCCCGCCGCCGGCGCAATCAATTGCAACGCCGACTGCTCGGTCACGGCAGCGGGTGTCCGGCCCGTGGTGGGTGTGGCCGCCTGCCCCCGCGAATGGCCCTTTGGCACGCGATTGGTCGTGCCTGGCTATGGACGCGCGGTGTGTCTGGATCACGGGGGAGCGATTGCCGGCCAGCGGATTGACGTGGTCATGGAGACGCGCGAGGAGGCCCTGGCGTGGGGCCGCCGGCGGATAACCGTATTTGTACGAAAGGAACGCAGACAATGGACGATTGCCCCGAGACACCAACGGAACGCACAGCATTGGCAACGTGGCTTTTGGCGCAGGGCCATCCCTTGACGACGGAAGAAGTAGCTGGACGGTTGGGTATGAGTGTGTCGGGAGCGTACCGCTTACTGACGCACATGAGCCGTTGGGTGCCGCTGTATTATGATAATGCAGTCAGGGCGTGGCGTGTGGGGGAATAGTACTAAGGTACTATTTACTTTTGGGGGGATAATGTGATACAATGAAGATAAGAAAATCAGAAGGCCTGACCCGTGGTGGGGAGGGCACAGTAGAAAAGGACGAGGAGGTTGTCATGAAAGGTAAATGCGCGAAGATAGTAGAATATTCAGACACGGTGTTGGCCCGACGCATGTCCGGCGCGGTATGGTGTGGCAAGCCCGCCACGCATGCGACTGTTGCGGGCAAGTCCCCAACTCCGCTCTCGATTGCGGACGTTGGGCATTTCTATTGCGAAGAGCACGCCCCCGCCAGCGCGGTGCGTCTGACCTGACAAGATAAGATAAGCCCCGAAGCCCCCGAAAGGGGGCTTTTTTGTTGCCCAGATTGCGACCGTCGCAATGGGTGTGTGGTATAATAGGGATAGTTGGACTGTATTTGCATTCATATCTCGGAGGGTGAACATGCCTACAATGGTGATTGGCGGGATTGCGCTACCGGTGGTGGTTGCCGCAATCGTGGAGTTGGCGAAGAAGGCGGGGTTCAACAGTGACTACGCACCTTATCTGGCCGGCGTGCTCAGTGTGCTCAGTTATGCAGGGACGGTGTTCGTGCAATTGATGCCACAATATGAGCAGCCGGCCATTTACGTTGTGCAGGCGTTGGTGGTATTCCTGGCCGCAACCGGATTTTACGAGCGTGCGATTAAACCACTGAAACGGTAACACCGCAACGAGCGGGGGAAAATGGGAAACAACATCACAGACATGACAGACCGCGAATTGCTGATAGCGCTGAACGAACAGGTGGCCGCATTATCGCGGAGGCTTGACGAAAACCTGGAGGCCATGAATGGAAGGCTTATCAGAGGGCGGGATCACTTTGAGCGACTGGATGACGTGCTTGCCGATCACGACAAGCGCTTGAGCAACCTAGAGATATTCCGGCAAGCCGCGACGTGGATGGCAGTAGCCATCGGCGCGTTGGTCGTGGGCCTGCTCTGGGCCATATTCACAGGGCAGGCGGGAGTGGTGTTCAAGTGAGCAGGGAGCTACGGATTGAATACGTGCCGCTGACGAAATTGCAGCGTTGGCCCAGGAATCCAAAAGAACATGATTTGGGCGCCATAAGCGAATCTGTAAAAAGATGGGGCTTCGTCAACCCCATCATCGTCAACGAAGCGACCGGCTACATCCTGGCCGGACATGGACGCCTTGACACATTGCAGCAACGCAAGGCAGCGGGCGAACCGGTGCCAGACGGCGTGAAACCGAACGGGCAAGATTGGCTTGTGCCGGTGGTACGCGGCGTGGAACTGCCCAGCGAAGAGGCGGAGGCCTATGGCGTGGCCGACAACAAGCTCGTTGAACTCGGCGGATGGGACGACCAGGCCCTGGCGGAGGTGCTGAGCGACTTGGCCGCGAACGATGCGCTGGAGGGCGTGGGCTTCGACGGCGACGACCTGGACGCGCTGCTGGCGGAGTTGGGGCAGGGCTTCGACGTGCCGGATGACCCAGGCGCGCAAGTGGACAAGGCGGCGGAATTGCGCGAGAAGTGGGGCACGGAGACGGGGCAGTTGTGGCGCATTCCGAGCAAGACGGCGGACGGGGAGCACCGGATTGTCTGTGGCGATTGCACGGACGCGAAGGTGGTTGAACGGGTGATGGGGGGGGAGAAGGCAACACTTTGCGTAACAAGCCCCCCGTATGGCGTAGGGAAATCCTATGAGACCAAAGGAGTAGGCCCCTGGTTTGACATTGCGCGGCCTGCAATAGCCAATATGTGCCGGTTTTCCAATGTAGTCGTTTATAACATTGGAGACCTTTACTCAACGGGGGGCCAGTTCATAGAACCCACTTTTTCTTATAGCATTTCGATGTTTTCCGAGCACGGATACCGACCTATTTGGATTAGAATATGGAAAAAACCGGGTAAAAACTTCGGCGTGGGACCTTATCATCTGGTGAGCAATAAACCTGTGCAAGAATATGAGTATCTTGCAGCGTTCGGGTCAGATGCGACTGGCGAAGTCTGTTTGGATGATTTTGAATGGATTATTGGATTTGCCAATTCCAGATTTAGATTTGTGCGCAGATTGAGTAAAGAGGAAAGAAAGAGATGGGGATACAGCGGTGTATGGGAAATGAACACTGTTCGGGTGAATGATAATCATCCGGCGATGTTCCCGCTGGAACTTCCAGAACGCGCTATCAAAATGCATTCTGGCAATGGCGATAGCGTACTCGATGTATTTCTCGGCTCTGGCACGATGCTGGTCGCCTGCGAGCGGCTAGGCCGCCTGGGGCGGGGAATTGAGATTTCGTCGGAGTACGTGGCGGTTGCGTTGGAGCGGCTGGCAGGCATGGGCCTGGAGCCGGCGTTGGTAGACGGATTAGACGGATAAAAAAGCAATGGCAGAGGAAAGCGGCAGCAAGAACGACAAACGCAAACACCGGCGCTTCACAGCGGAACAGGTGATCAAGGCCCTGCGCAAAAAGCGCGGGTTCCTGGCGGCGGTTGCCAAAGAGCTTGGCTGCACGCGGCAGACCGTCTACAACTACGTCAATCGCTATCCGACTATTGCCCAGGCCCTGGAAGAAATCCGCGAGGAACGACACGACTGGGTAGAAGGGAAGCTGCTCAAACAGATTGAGAACGACAACATGACCGCAATCATCTTCTACCTGAAGACGCAGGCCAAACATCGCGGATACGTGGAACGCCAGGAGGTAACCGGCGCGGACGGCGACGCCGTGGTCGTGCGTGTGATTGGCGGCGTAAACCTGGATGAGGACGTTTGAGCTGCGGAATGGCCCGCCGTCGAAGGCGGACTACACGCCCTACGGCGCGGCGCGGGAGTTCATACGGAGTAGAGCACGGGAAGTAATTATCAGCGGGCCGGCAGAGACGGGCAAGACGCTGGCCGCACTTTACAAATTGCACATTTGCGCTTGCAAATACCCGGCCGCGTCCATCGTCGTCGTGCGCAAGACGCTGGCCAGCACGCACAGCACGGTGCTGGTGACGTTCCGCAAGAAGGTGCTGGGCGACGACTCGCCGGCGACGCCGTATGGGGGTGAGAAGCCGGAGTGGTACGACTACCCGAACGGGGCGCGTATCTGGTTGACCGGCATGGACAAGAGCAGCAAGGTCTTGTCCAGCGAGCACGACATCATTTACGTCAACCAGGCGGAAGAGTTGTCGTTGTCGGACTGGGAGACGCTGACCACGCGGGCCACGGGACGCGCGGGGAATATGCCTTATGCGCAGACCATCGGCGATTGCAACCCTGCGGGCAGCGGACATTGGATTGTCAGGCGGGCGAACAGCGGGGCACTGCAACTGCTCAAATCGTACCACAAGGAAAATCCGGCGCTATTCGACCAGCGCACCGGCAAGATCACCGAGCAGGGCAAGCGCACTATGGCTACCCTGGACGCCCTGACCGGCCATCGGCGCAAGCGGTTACGGGACGGCGAGTGGGCCTCACCGGAGGGGCTGGTCTACGAGCAATTCGACGAGGACAACGTATCCGTTTCGGCGGAGTACGACAGGGAGCGAGGGCCGGTCGAACTGGCGGTGGATGATGGCTTTGCAGCGTCGCCACGGGCAATCCTGTTCGTCCAGACGGACGACGACGGCACAATCAACGTGTTCGACGAAATCTACCACTTACGGCATCTGGCGGAGGTGTGTATCGGAGAGGCGAAGAGCAGGCTGAAAGAGGCGGCAGGTGATAAGGCGAGATTTGAGGTTGCGATTTGTGATCCATCAGCCGTGCAACTGATAGCCGCATTGCGGAAAGCCGACATACCGGCACGTGGCGCAAAGTGTGGCATCGTGGAGGGTATCAAGAACTTGGAGCGGTTCGTTCGTGATGCAGATGGCAGGGTAAAATTGTGCATACACCCTCGTTGCACAAATCTGATTAGCGAGATAAGTGAGGGGTATTGCTGGCCGGAAGGGAAGAGCGGGAGCGGAGATGTGAAACCTGTGAAGCAGAATGACCACGGCCTGGACGCATTGAGATACTGGGTGTGGATGCGAGCAAGGAAACGATGACAATCATCAAAACAGCAATCTTGACGGCCGTCTCATTGCCCCCGTTTCTTGCCGGCTATCTGGTCGGCTTCGTGATGCGAAGCGCGCTTTGGTTGATTGCCGCGATTGTCGCAGGATACGAAACGGGCAGGGGTAACGCAACATGATCAATCTACTGTCACGCGTGCAGTCGCGGTACAGGCAGTTGGTGCAGCAGGATGCGAAGGCGATTTCGCACCACCCTGAGTTGAGGCACAGGGTACATATTTTGCAACAGTATGACAGCGCGGTGAGCACAGAGATAGACGCATTCGCGGATTACGCGAGCGTCTACAAGTCTCACGTCTGGGTGCGCAAGGCGGTTGGTAAAATCACCGACTCTATTGCCTACCTCCCTGTCGCTGTGGTAGACAAAAACGGTGAAGTTATTCCTTCCCATCCCGTTTCTGAATTGCTGCGAACGGCAAATGACACACTTTCGCCCCACGACCTGTGGCAACGATGGGCGGTGCACCACATGCTGGGGGGTGAGTCATTCTTTGAGGTTGTGCTGGATGGACGCGGAAGGCCGGCGGAGTTCTGGCCGCGCGTACCCGACCAGGTTGCCGTGTTGCCGGATGTGAGCAGCGAGCGCGCGTTATTTCCCCGCGTGGCGGGGTACACCTTTGGCGACGACGACCACCTTGTCTCGCCGGAATTGATGTGGCATAGCAAATTCTACAACCCGACCAACCCGTGGCGGGGTCTGGCACCCATCGCGGCTGTGCGACAGGGGATTGTGATTGACCTCTTCGCACAGGCATGGAGCAAGGCGTTTCTGAAGCGTGGAGCACGCCCTGATTATGCGGTTATCGCGCCGCAGGGCTTGACGCGGACGGAAAAAGACGACCTGGAGTCGCAATTGATGGAGAAATTTAGCGGACAGGACAACTGGCATAGGCCAATTGTTCTCGAGGAGGGGATTACAAAGATCGAGACCTTCTCATTTGCGCCGAAGGACATTGAGTGGTTGGAGCAAAGAAAACTGGCGCGAGATGAGATCGGGGGTATCTTCGGTGTGCCGGATGAGGTTATGGGATATGGACGCGACACCTACGAGAACATGGACGCAGCCCATCGCTGGTTCTGGCTACTGACACTGCTCCCCCTAGTCACGCACAGGGACGTATCGCTGACGCACTTCTTCACCAAAGTCAACCCGCAACTGCGCCCAGGAGAGCGCATTTCAACGGACCTGTCCGGTGTCGGCGCGCTGAGCGAGGACATCGCGCCGAAACTGGAACAGGCTAAATCCTTGTGGGGCATGGGTGTACCGTTGGATGTGATTGACGAGCGACTTAGCCTGGGGCTGGGCCCCGTACCCGGTGGCAACGTGGGATATTTGCCGGTCAATCTATTGCCAGTGGGCAGCGACACATTGCCCGCGCAACAGTTGTCCATTCGCAATCGCAGGGCGGCGGTCAAGCGAACGGCTGTGCCGACGTATGGTTCCCCGGCGCACAAGGCATTGTGGAACAGTCATCTTGCCAGGATTACGCCGCATGAACGTGCCATGCAGCGACAACTGAAGCGCACGTTTCAGAGACAGCAAAACGAAGTCTTGCGGGTTTTCCGGAACCGCGCGGCCGGCAAGACAGTGAGTGACATTCCCTCCGTTGATGAACTGTTCAACGTGACTGTGGAAGATGGCGTGGTAGCAGATGAGGTACAGACATTTCTTGTCGCTGCATTCTCGGAATTTGCCACAGAGCAATTGAACGACCTGGCAAGCGGGGTTGCATTCGACCAAAACCAGGCGGTCACGGATTATATCAAGCGCCATGCGGCGGAGCTTGCACAGAATATCGACGAGACCACGATGGACAGGCTTCGGGATATACTGGTTGAAGGGCAAAACGAAGGGTTGAGCATGGCAGAGATACAGGACAAGATCAGCGAGATGTTCAACGGCCGCAAGAGCGCAGCGGAAACAGAGCGTATCGCACGGACAGAGATGAACCGCGCCAGCAACCAGGGGATTATCGAAGGAATGCGGCAGAGCGGCGTGGTGCAACGCAAGGCGTGGCTGGCCGCGTTGGACATCCGAACACGAGACACGCATGTTGCGGCGCACCTACAATACCAAGAGTCGCCTATCCCCCTCGAGGCTATGTTCGAGGTGGGGGGTGGGTCTGGACCGGCGCCAGGGCAAATCGGGATTGCCGCCGAGGACATCAATTGTCGTTGTGTCGCGATGGCGGTCGTAGATTGACAAAGCGCACAGAGGAGGCTTGAGCATGATGCGAAAGAATGTACAAATCGAAGTACAGGAAAAGCGCAAAGACGGTGGGCGTATTTTGATCAGCACCAGCGTAATTGACCGCGATCACGACCGCGTGATGCCGCTTGGTGCGGACATCACGAATTACATGAAAAATCCAATCGTACAATGGGGGCATAACTATCGCGACCCATGGGCCACGATAGGAAAGACAACCTCCCTGGAGCTGACGCCGGAGGCCATCGTAGCAGAGTTTGAATTGCGCCCACCGGCAAACGACAGCGACCCGCAAAACATTATCGCGCTCTTGTGGGATGGCGGCTGGATACAAACTGCGAGTATCGGTTTTGCCCCACAAACGAGCGAGGATAATGATGTGGGCGGCAAGGACTTCACGCAATGGGAGCTTCTGGAATGGAGCCTTGTTCCCATTCCGGCGAACCAGAGCGCGCTGCGGCTGGCGGTGAAGTGTCTGGAATGTGAAGACGCGGGCAAGGCCGCCGTGCCGTACAAGAACACCCCTCTCGCGCCAGAGAATATGCCGTGGGATGCCGCAGCGGCTCGCAAGCGAGTGCGTGACTGGGCGGATGGGGACATTGCCAAATACAAACAAGCCTTCGCCTGGCAGCGGCTGGGCGAGGATGCGAACAACCTGCGCACCTATGTTGGCCCTCACCATGACATCGTGGACGGGCAATTGCGCACGGTATGGAGAGGCGTAATGGCCGCGATGGGCGCGCTGGTCTTTGGCGCACGTGGCGGGCGAATTGCAGACGAGAACGAGAGACGCGCAGTATACGGACACCTACGTCGGCATTATGCCGACTTCGGGAAGGACGCGCCGGAATTCCGCAACCCTAGCGAGGCGGAAATCAAGGCAGCGTTTGGGGTGTATGCCACTGACGGGATCGATGAAGCAGACGACACTGACAGCACAGAACACAACATGGATGCAGCTATGCAAGACAGTCCGGACAATGACAATGATGAAACATCGGGCAGCGTGGCAATTCTAGCAGAGGCGTTGGAGAAATGGCTTACAGTAATTGAACAAAGTATGAAAGCAGAGGTGAACGATGGAACATCTTGACGAAATTTTGCAGCAAATGGCAGAGTTGACCGCTGTCGTGAAAGAGCACAAAAGCGATAGCGCGACGCTGGACTGGGATCGGGTCAAAGACACGTTCCAGGAACAAATCAAGGACATGGTAGAGCAGCAAGTTGAAGCTCGCATTGCGCGACAGCCCGATCGTCGTGTGGCGGGGTGGGGTATTCAGGCAGAAGGCGAAACAATCGAGCTGTCTGGCAACCGGTACGCGCGCATGGTGAAGAATATGCACCGTGATGGGTATCATCGCGCCGGCAGCGACAGGATGAAGCCATTCGACTTGTGGCTTGCGCACCGCATCTTGGAGGCACAGGTGCAACTGAAGCACGCATCTATCGGCGGCCAGGCGATTCCGCCGTCAGATGACCTGAAAAAGGCACTGAAGGCGTTGGACTCAACGACTGCCGGCTCCGGTGACGAACTTGTGCCGACGGCGATGGCTGCCGACTTGTGGGACGACTTCTTCCTACGGTCGCGGGTGGTTGCGGCAATGGACAGTATCCCAATGCCCACCAACCCGTTCGACGCATCTTTGGGTCTGGGCGATGTAACATGGCGCAAGGGCACGGAAAGCGCAACAACGACAGCAAGCGACCCGTCAACCGCAAAGAGTACGCTGACAGCGACCGAACTGGTCACAGAGCAGAATTGGTCGTACACGCTGAACGAGGACTCGGTGGTTGCAATGGCGCCGGCTATCCGGAAACGGTTGGCTATCAGCGGTGCGGAGATCATCGACGACTTTGCGTTGAACGCCGATAGCACAAGTGCCGCAACCGGCAATATCAATCTCGACGACGCCACACCCGACGCGGACAAGTACTATCTGTCCGATGGCCAGGATGGTATCCGGCATCTTTGGTTGGTCGACAACACCAGCCAGACCTACAACGCCGGTGGTGACGCCTTGATTGACGGAGACATCACGAGCATGTTGGTGCTGATGGGGAAGTATGCAGTCAATCCGGAGCAGACCGTGATGGTGGTGGACGCAAGCACGTACCTGAAGGGCCTCTTGGGTATTACCAATGTCACTACCGTGGACAAGTTTGGGCCAGAGGCCGTATTACGCACAGGCCAACTGGCAGCGTACCGGGGTATTCCCATCATCGTGAGCGCCAGTCATCCACTTGGCGAAGCGGATGGGAAGGTCAGTACTACGTCCGGCAACAACACGCTGGGCAGTATTTCGTGTTTCAACACGCTGATGTGGGTGGCCGGGTTCCGGCGTGACCTGCTGATCGAGGTAGATAAGGATATTCAGAAGCGGCAGTACATCATGGTCACGAGCTTGCGGGAAGCGGTCGCGGCCTGGGGCACACGCTCCAGCGCCACGTATACGGCCGGCATCCGCAACATCCTGGTGACTTAAGATGTACTGGACTATTATGAGGAGGTAATAGCATGGCAGAGATGGAACCAAAAAAGAGTAACATCGTTCCGTTCGCGTTCTACGTGGCCGACGCCAGTGCGACGAGCCAGGCGGCGACCGCGATGAGCGCGACGGGTGAAGCGACGGCGACGGACGTGCCGCAGCAACCATGTCCGTGGGCGGGTAGTATCGTGGGGTTGAGTATTCAAACCGAGGCGGCGCGGACGGCAGGGACGCTGACGATCCAGCCGGCCATTAACGGCACGGCCGCGGCGGCCTCAGACACGATCAATGCTACGGATACGCAATACGCAACGACCGCCTGGAACCGTGGACAGTATACGGTGACGGCGGGGCAGCGTATTGGGTGCCTTTGGTCATCCAGCGCGGCTTGGGCAGCGGGCACTACGCCTTCTGTTCGCGCGGTCGTGTATGTGCACGTCGAGAGCAATTAGCGGTTGAGTTTCCATATTGCCCGGGGGTGGTGACGCCCCCGGGCAGGGAGGCGGAGCATGAAGCTATGGTGTAAGGGATTGTACAAAAATGGCGCGTTGGGCCTGTATTTGCAGGAGGGCGAAATCGAGGTAACCGACATTATTGGAGCGTTCCTGTTACGAGATGCGCCGGAAAACTTCGGGCAGTGGCGACCAGGACTTGCAGAGAAGGCCCTCGATGAACCGCCGATGAACAAGGCAATACAGGCAGCGCCACGGAAGAAGCGGATGGCCAGCAAAAAGCGTGGTGCACGAAAAGGGTAACGCATGAGCATCACGAACGGATATTGCACGCTCAACGAACTCAAGCAACACCTGATGAACACCGGTACATATACCGCGAGCACAATCAGCTTTGCGAACTCCGGTAGTGTCATCAGCGATTCTGCGTGGGGCTTGAAGCGCTACCAGACCAATGACCTGATCCAGGTAAGCGGAAGCACCAACAACGATGGGCGATATACAGTTTCCACCGGCAATGTCGCAGCGCAAATTGTGACGTCTGAAGCGCTGACGGATGAAAGCGCCAGCGCGTCTATTACAATCACGAATATCACAGACCTGGACGATGATGCGCTACTGGAGGTGATTGTAGAGGATGTTAGCCGGTGGATTGACGACGTGACGGGCCGGCGATTTTACTCTGCTTCAGAGACGCGCTACTATACGGCAACACAGACGGCGAATGTGTTTGTGGATGACTTGCTGAGCGTGACCACGCTAAAAACAGATAGCGATGGCGACCGTACCTACGAGACAACGTGGACGACAAGCGACTATGACCTTCTTCCCTTCAACGCCTCTACGGACGGGAAGCCATATACGCGGGTTGACGTCAATTCGCAAGGCAGTTATACCTTCCCTGTAACCGTGAAGGGTATAGAGATTGTGGGGTCTTTCGGGTATGCCAGTACCGCGCCTGGCCCAATCCGAAGAGCATGTTTGATTATGTGCGAGCGCATTGTACGGCGCAAGGATGCGCCATTGGGCATTGCGGGCATTGGCGGGATTGGCGAGCTACGCCTTATCGCTGCGCGCGATCCTGACGTGATGAATTTGCTTGCTGCATATCGAGCGGGTCGTAGGTTAGTATAATGACTGTCATCAACGTTAAGATTGACGGCCTGGACGCTCTCATAAAAGATACCGATCCGGCGATATTGCGCGAGCCGTTATCGAGGTTCTTCACCCGTGCCGGTATGGTGTCCATGTCGGAAACACAGAAGCGTTCACCCGTAGACACGGGGCGGCTACGGTCTAGTTTGGCGCGGGGTGGAGCGGATAGTGTCTGGTCATTGCACAGCAAAAGCCACTTACCCGATCGGCTGATTGTGGGCACGAAGGTCACACACAAGGGCGAGTCGTATCCGGCGAAGTTGGAAACAGAGGCCGGATATCACTATCGTGGTGGCCGGGCCCACGGGCGTGCTCACCCGAAGGCCGTTGGCCCTTTTGCGACCATGCGTACCGGACTGCTCGGCAAGCCAACGAAGGGCTGGTTCAGTGGTGGTATCAGGCTGGCCAGCAAGCGTTTTCCGGAGTTCATGCGTCGCATGGCCCGGGAGATTGAAGAACGCTGGGGGCATGGCTAATGGCGACTCTGTCTAATGCCATTGCGCAAGTTCAATCGCTCGTCCGCGGGCTGGCCGGTGTCCGTGACGCTCCGGACTACCCGCCAGAAAAAGCATCTGCGTTCCCCTTCGCCGTTGCATACCCTGGCACGGGCCGGTGGGTTGGTGGCGCGCCAGCGGGTGAAAAGCGGGGGTTGCACACAATCATCGTAGAATTGCATGTGGCTCGCAAGGACTTGCCACGGGACGTGGAGGGGGCAATGGGGTATGTAGAGAGTATTCCGAATGCCATCCTTAATGCGCCAACCCTGAGCGGGACGGTAGATACAGTTAACGAGATACGGTACACGTTTGGGGCGTTGAATTACGGAGACTTGCAAACAATCGGGTACCGGTTCGAGGTTGATATCAAACAAAGGAGCGCGGTTACATGAAACCGAAGGTTCTGGTAGGTATCCCTGTCGAACGCACCATCCCCACTGCGGCATTTTGGGGCTTCTTGCAGATTGTACAGCAAGGATACGCCTTCACCTGCTTGCCGTACATGCGTTGCGATGTAGCCAGAAATCAGATCGTCAAGGAGTTTCTGTCACCGGCGAACAGCGTCTTCACACACCTGCTAATGCTTGACATGGATCACGTACACCCACCTGACATCGTGGAGAGGTTGGCAAGGCACGTCGAGCAAGACCCATCGAAGCTAGTTATTGGAGGCCTCAACTTCAAGCGCACGGCTCCATTTGAGCCATGCTTTTTCCTGCGCGCAGGCGATGGGCAGTATTTCACACTCACGGACTGGCGGCCCGGCTTGCTCAAGGTAGATATTCTCGGTACAGGTTCAATCCTGATTGCACGGGAGGTATTCAGTCGGATAAAACCACCGTGGTTCAGCTATTCGTACAAAGCTGATATGAGCCTGGACAATTGGCCGGAAGCCTGGCCGGGCGTTGACGTGACATTCTCGAAATTCTGCACCGTAGCCGGAATTGACATGTGGGTTGACACCACAACGACCAGCCCGCATATCACCGAATCGCTTGTAGAAGAGACCGCTTTTCGGGCAGGACTGGCTAGGACGGGGAGGGGCAACAGCAATGGCAATGCGGGGTTGAAGTACGAGGACACACGTGCATTGCCGGAGTTGGTCTACGCCAAACCCGAACCGACCTACGGCGCGGTATCACTGACGATTGACGAGTAGGAGGTGTTGCATGGGCAGGATGATTTACACGGGTGGTGGGTTCAAGGGGTTCTTGCCGGGGATACCAGCAAGAGATTTGACTTCGGAAGAAGTAGTCAAGTTCGGCGGCGAGGCAACATTATTGACGACAGGGCTATATGAATTGCCGAAACAACAGCGCAGGGTCAGCAAAAAGAAAGAAGAGGTGAAGCATGGCAGGCATTAAGGCATTACGGAAAATCCAGTTGGGCGCGGAAACCACGGCAGGGACAGCGGTCGCGGCGACCACAATCTGGCGTGGCGTTGGCACGATGGAAGACAAGCGCGAGGTAGTGTTCCCGGATGAGGACGTGGGGTATTTGAGCGGCGTCGACCGGACATATATTCCGAAGCTCCTGGCGGTGCTGTCTATGGATGAGACGCCAGCAACATTCGAGCAGTTCGGATATATCCTGGAGGCCGGCGTGAAGAAAGTCACGCCATCGCAGGACGGGACGGGGAGCGATTATATCTACACATACACTTTCCCGACCACAGCGGTCAGCACCATCCGTACCTATACGATCGAGGGTGGAGACAATCAACAGGAGGAGGAGTCGCCATATTTCTTCGTCGATAGCTTCAAGCTGAGCGGTCAGGCGGGTGAAGCATGGAAGATGTCGGCAAACTGGCAAGGGCAACAGGTCACAGCATCATCGTTCACAGGTAGCCTCTCCCTCCCATCCGTCGAGGAAATTCTGTTTAGCAAAAGCTCGCTGTATATCGACGCGGCCGGGGGCACAATTGGCACAACGCAGAAAAGCAGTACGTTCCTATCCGCCTCTTTAGACGTAGATACGGGCATCCAGCCAGTGTTTACCGGCGACGGTAGTCTGTATTTCACTTTTACGAAAAACACGCCGCCAGAGGTAACGCTGGACATTACTTTCGAGCACGATGGTACAGCGACTGCGGAGAAAACGAACTGGCGCAATGAGACGGCTCGCCAAATTCGGATCTTGTCGCAGGGCAGCTCGGTCAGTACCGCTGGCACAACGTACAGCGTGAAAACCATGAATATCGACTTGGCGGGCAAATGGGAAACTTTCGAGAAGCTGGGCGAGCGGAATGGCAACGATGTTGTGACGGGTAAGTTCCGTGCACGATACAACAGCACGGCGGCCCTGTTCGCGGAAATTCTTCTTGTCAATGATTTGAGCTCGCTGCCATGACCAAAAATAATCCGAAATTGGTATTCACGCCGCCTGACCGGAACACACGAGGTTTCCCCCGTCGCATGCGCCAGGCCGCCGAACTAGAACAACGGCTCATTGGGGATGATATTGCCCCGGAGACCATAGACGCGATAGTTGAATTCCTGCTTGATTTTGTCACAGAGCCTGCGAGTCGGAAAACGGCTCGTGAATTGCTGTGGGACGCAAGCCAGGAAGAGTTCGAGGCCATGTTTTCTGCCATTACTGGGAAAAGGGAAGGAGAAGGTTCCGGCCCTTTAGCCGGTACAAGCTCGCCGCCAGATTAGCATTGCGTGGCGCGGGGCCGCCCCCTCTCCCCGTGCTTGTCTTGGCGGCGGCAGAAGAGTGGGGCATACCTCCCTGGCGAGTTGAGGAAGAATGCACGGAGTATTGGTGGATGTGGTGGGCGGCGCGACGCATAGCGCAAAATGAAGAAGCGGAATCACAGGAGAGGCAATGGCAAACGCAAAGCTGACAGTCGTCATCAACGCGAAAGACCACGCCAGTGGCACAATCAAGAAAATGCAGAAGTCGCTTGGCGGGCTACAGAAGTCATTGCGCATTGGCCTGGTAGGCGGGGCGCTCGCCGCAACGGCGGGTATTGGCCTGCTCACGGCAGAGATGAAGCACGCTATTGACCTGGCAGAAATACAGCAGGACGTAGAGAAGCAACTGGATGCCGTATTACGCAGTACGCACCATGCCGCAGGGTTGACAGCCGAACAACTCAAAGCCCTTGCGTCTGGCCTGCAAAAAGTAACCACGTTCGGTGACGAAGCAATCATCACCGGCGAAAACATCCTCCTGACCTTCACGAACATCGGCAAAGATATTTTCCCCAAGGTTACCGAGACTGTATTAGATATGAGCCAATCACTCCATAGGGGATTGCAACAAGTCGCGATCCAGGTAGGCAAGGCATTAAATGACCCTATTAGGGGCGTGACGGCATTACAGCTAGTCGGTGTATCATTCACCCAGCAGCAAAAAGACCAGATCAAGGTGATGGCCGAAAGTGGCGATGTAATGGGTGCGCAAGTGCTCATCCTGAAGGAATTGCAGACGGAGTTTGGTGGTGCGGCACGCGCGGCAACGGAGACTGCAAGTGGGGCGCTAAAGCAATTCTCGAATGCGCTGGGCGACCTCCAGGAAGTTATCGGCGGTGCTGTACTGCCTCCCTTGACCTCCCTGGCCCGAGACGCCTTGCCAATGGTAGAGGACGCTACAGCAAAAGTCAAGGATGCGATACATATCTTCACCGCAGCGGTTGAGAACGGGATAAGCCCACTAGACGCATTCCGCGTGGTATTGCGACAAGTCGTAAGCGCAGATGCGGAAAGGCGCTTCACAGCGCTGGCAAATTCATTTTTGCCACTACAGGACGCATTCTCGATGGCGACGGAGGCGCTGGCGCCGTTGAAGGATATGCTGGCCGGAATAGTGGAGGGGCTCGTTGGGTTTGTCGACGTCAAGGACGTACTGGCCGCGGTTGGGCTGGTGGCCCTTACCATTGTGGAACCGGCGCTGGCGGTAGTGGCAACGTCCATAGCAGCGACCGCAATCCCCCTCATTGCCCTGATTGCCGCAGTCAAGCTGGCGCGAACAGCATGGGAAGCGGACTGGGGCGGGATACAAGAGACGGCAGCGAGGGTTGCTGACTGGCTGGGCGAGAAAATCCCGCAAGCAATGCAGATCGTCCAGGATGAGTCCCGGCAAGCGTTGTCGGCAATACAGGCTTACTGGGCCAGCCACGGCATAGGCATTACAGCAAAGGCGCAGGAGGCGTGGAGCGAGATTACGAAACTCTTCACTGCCGGCGCAAGTCTGATCCAGAATACGATAGCCATTGCCCTGAAGGCGGCTACCAAGTTTTGGGAAGACCACGGTGCGCAGGTACAGGAGATTGCCGGCAAGTTGTGGAAGATGGTTGAGCGGGTCTTCGCTGACGCGACAGCTATTCTGGTAGACGATATTAAGCTCATGCGACAATTGATTGAGGGGGATTGGGATGGCGCGAGGAAAACTTTGTCTGACATTTGGCAGAAGACTTTCGACCAAATCAAGGCCGTCTTCCACACTGCCCTGCCGCTTATAGGAAGTGCTGCTGCGGCAATTGCTAAAGCGGTATGGGACGCAATCAGCGGCACAGACTGGTCAACGCTGGGACAAAGCATCATTCACGGCCTCATCAGCGGCATCAATTCG